AAATCCACCGTCTTTACCAAAAGCATTTGTTGTGTTGTCAAACATTGTGCCTAGTTTGTCTTTTAATTCCTTTAAACCGGGAATAGAAGATTCATATAGGGCTTTAGATTGTTTACCAATACTAGCATTAGATTTTCCTGTAAGAATTAAACCAAGTTTTGCATCGCCGCCACCAAACAAATAAGCATATAACCAAGGCTTAGCCGTTTTACGGGGCGTTTCATATACACCAGAAAGAATACTAGCATTTTTCGCATGTACATCCCCATTGATTACCTCATTTGTAAAATTATCATTACCAATGTAGTGGCATAGACCACGCATCTGATTACCAGCAGAGTCAGCACCCACAATGATGGTCCCAGGTTCGCATACGAGAAGTGAACGCATCTCTTTTCCGTATACAGAATCAACGGAAGGGAGATTAGCAACCACTTCATGCCTACATCTAAAGGTAGGAGTACCAATAGTCCACATACGACCGTGAAGCCTATTATCAGGAGCATTTCTGACAGCCTCGATCCATCCTTCCAAGATTCCTTTTCGAGATCGGATTGTATAATATTCACTAACCAATATAGCATCAGGGCCAAGCCGTTCAAGAGATGACTCGGTAATTTTAGGAGACTTATTAACAAATTTACCATTGATTTTCTCTACATTCCATTCATCTGGTACCCATCCAATACTATACAACCAGTCTTTTACGACTTCAATTGATCCGACTTTACCTTGTTCAAAGCTAATTCGGCAGTATGGGCCTTCAATAGGTCTCGTAGTTCTTCCCGACTCTTGTGGTAGATTAAAGTGTTTGACAGTGGCAACGGTGTAGCATCCGTCTTTTCGCCATGCTGGTTCTTTGAATTCATCTTTACCATCTGTTTTGATACAACGCATACCTATTTTAGGCTCAAGAACCTGTTCAATAGCGTCTAGTTTGTTGTTAATTTCTGTTAGTAATGTCTGAGCAGAGGCCATATCAAACATCCAACCTTTATGTTGAATATCAGCTTCAATACGGGCAAACTGAAACTCTGTTTCAAGACCATGTTTGTATAGTGGGTTTTTAGCAATAAGTTTCTTGGTTTCTTCTACCAGTACCTTATAAACCTTTACGTTAAGTTCTACGTCTCGGACACAATATGTTAGCATTTCTTCTGAATAAGCCTCAAAGCTATCAAAAGAAAGCTTAGGGTAACCAAGCTTACTCCCCCAACCTTCAAGCCCATGTTTATGGTCTCGTTTATATTGATTACATTGAGACATAATCCAAGTGTCAATGATTTGTTGGGAATCATTTGGCACCCATCCAGTAAGGTGCTTAAGTACAACAAGATCATACCCGATAATATTGTGACCGATGATAGCGTTAGCAGTACTAAGCTCACAAAGGCCTTCAGCAATGGTGTGGGAATTAGGGTCACCTGATTCACTGACATATTTCTTTACCTCACCTGTATCGGGATTAACTAGTACCAGCATCCAGATCTTGTTTACTGTTGGCATAAAACCATTTGTTTCGATATCGAATACGTATCTTTTCTTTGTCATAGTAAGTGTTGTGCATATAATGCAGCATAAGGGGCTTCAAGCATACGAGCTTCCATTTCCTCAGGATCAAAGAAGTATCGCTCTTGCTCAGACTCTTTATCGTAGGTTAGTCCTTTTACTTTAAACCCACATCGGCCAGTAAGGTTTTGTGCTGCATGAACAAATTCATGACATACAATATCAGCAAACTTAGCCAGCATATATTGATTATCTTCCCAGTCATTAAGGAAAGGGTCTCTCATTTGAATAAGGATTTTACCGTCACCTTCACTGTATGTAGTTAGTCCTGCAGAAGTCATACCCTCCGCATACTCTACTAAACAGATATGTACTTTAACAGGTTTATCGGTAACAGGTACATTAAACCGGGTACTGTAGTCATTAAGAATTTGAAAGAACAGTTTCTTAATATCCCTTTCAGAGTTAGGTAGACAGGCTACATTAACTTTAATGTTCTTGTGTTGTTTTGTTTTCATTACGTTGGATTTTTACGTTAGGTGATCCTAATGATTCTAGTTCTTCTGCCATAGAAATGATAAGGTCGTTATATTGTTCTAGAGTTATTTCTGCATCAACAAGTTTGTCAGTAATACGCCAATTGTAGATACCCAGAAACACTAACACTGCCGCATATAATAGTTCCATTATAATAGCCCTGTGTTACGCAGTTGGTCTGCTGTGAACAATGTATTATGAATGTCTGTACGGTTAATTACCACTCCAAGCTTTTCCAGATATCGAATGCCTTCCACACATTTATATTCGGAACAATACACCACACGGTGAATACCGCAAGCGTAGATAAGCTTACTGCAATCCATACAAGGGGAAAGAGTACAATAGAGAGTAGCACCTTGGGTAGAAAGGTTAGACCGAGCCACTTTAGAAATAGCATGAGCTTCGGCATGGAGAACTGGGTTACTTTGTGTGTCATTATTAGTCCCTCGTGCTGTACCGTTGTATGAGAATGCAATGATGTTATCATCTTTGACAATGATAGCACCAACCTTACGGTCTTCTGCATAAGATTGTTGAGCAATTAATGAGCAGATGCTCATGTAAAAGTTATCCCAGTCAGTTTGTGTTTTAATGTTGTTCATAAGCAAAGTCGTAGTCAGTTTCTAGCTCAGAGATAGTATCTAGGATATAGTCTAGTTGTTCTTTTAGGTAGTCACTGATAGGTTGTTTGAAAATAATAGTCACATCTACAGTACCTTCATTTAGTTCAACGATCATAGTAAGCCTTCCATTTAGCCCATGTTGTGAGCTTGTTGTCATAACAGTCTTGGATAGTTACTTTATCTAGTTCAAGTTCTCGGGTCATACGGTGTAAACAGTACTGTAGCTGACCAACTTCTTCAGCTAGCTTATGCTTGTTACTGATACCATCAATAGGGCTACATGTATCCAAACCAAAGCGTAGTACTTTCATAATGTTTTGAGATACCTCATTACATTCTTCAGCTGTTGTGTATAGTGTGTATTTATCCATTAGAACTTTACCTCTGTTACATCTACAATAGACCATGATTCATTGTTGTTTTTGTCTAGGTATTTTTCCCAGACTATTTGATCAACAATCATACGTGCTTGATCCTCATCTTCACATTTAATATAGAAGACAGCTGTTACTGCATACTCTTGCATACATTTCCTTGGTTATAGTCTATTAGGTACCGGCTACTTTATACCCTAGCTTATATAAAATAGCTTCATAAACGTAAGTTGAATCGTAAGATTCCCCATCGTAACAATGGGCAATAGCAGGGAGTATACTTATTGTACCATCGGGCATAGTAATTTCAGCGCCTTCTGCCCATGATGTTCCACAGGTATCACAATCATATGTATCTGATAACCATTTAATTTTAATTTCTTGCATATTACCTTCCAAAAAGTTGGTCTTGAATTTTATTAATAATCAAAGCTTCTAATTTACGTCTAACAATATGTTCAGGTAACAAAGAGTGTGAGATCATATTAGCGGCCAATTCTTGGTTACTTACTTTAACTACTAGCTTAGCTTCATATTCATCAAAGCCGTTGTAACTACGTTGGTAACTGTACTTAATAACTTGCATATTACATATCCATTTCATCACGGAACCCTAGAAAGATAGGGTGACGGGGTTTATCTTTTACTCCAATGGGGAAGTGTTTGTATTTAATAAATGCTCCAAGCAGGTTGTGCTTATTGCTCCAGAATATTCTGCGATCGCTCTGGTCGAATCCAGAACCAATTTTAAATTCAACTCTGTCCGGGGTTCTACAGATAAATGCACCAAGAGTTTCTTTGCCCACCATTCCAGCTGATTTAGTTGAACGTTTAGTCTTTCCGAGTTCATTAATTTCTGCATCGTTTCCATTGTGCATTTCCTCTTCGAATCCTACGATAACAGCTTCAGCATCTTCAAACCGTTTAATTTTGAAAGCATTAGCCTCTTTCATAGTACAACGACCGTATTTATACTTACCATGAGGGCTACGGATAACAATACCCTCATAGCCTTTTTCTAGGCAATGTTCTTCTAGCTCTAGTAAGCGTTCTTTGCTATGGGCATGATATGAGATTACTTTACGGTAGTTATCAGGTAGTCTGTCAGAGATAATATTAACGTCATAGTATCTATCTAGGTAGTTACTAGTAGTATCATCCCACCAGTCAAAGTGATAGAAATAAAAGTCACTTACTTTATCATGAGACATTACAACAGAGTTGGTATCTCGATATACTGTAGGTGATACAGGTGAACCTACAATTAGCTCACCGTCCATCCCTTCTAACTCAAGACTATACTTACTAGCCCATAATTGAATATCTTTGTTAGGGATAGGTTTGAGTGTACGTGATAGGGCTACACCGTTCTTAAACAAACAACGGATACCATCTAACTTAGGAGTCACATAGACAGGGTAGTCTAGTGTATCTAAGTCAGGAGTTTCACGAGGTAACAGCATTGGTTTCATCAGAAATCCTTATCACACATACCAAACATTACAAGAATATTCTTTACCTCAGAAGGTAATTCAAATACACCGTCATAGTCTTGTAGTACTAAGTCTTTATCAAACCACAATCCACCTCCACAATCTTCGCCTAGCTTATCGTGTTCGAAGTATCCATATTTAGCACGAACATCTACACCAATAGTGAAGTTTTGCGTGCCAAGTTTCATGTTAAAGTTGTATGACATATTTACTTTCGTAGGTTATTACTCAAATTATAGTACATATCTGACTTAAGTGCTCTTAATTGTAACAATAACATTGTTTCAAGTTCATGCATTTCTTCATCAGTACCATATGCTAGGATAGTTCGTTTGAAGTCTTGAGGGAATTCATTGTAGGCTTCAAGAAACTTTTCACCTGAGCCGACATATCCATCATCAACTGTTCCTTTGTGCTTTCCAATGTACTTTCTGTCTGTACTTTTGGATACCCAAAGATAGACAAATGACTCACCGCTGTTGCTGTAAGTGTTAGTTTCGGACGGAACTTCTGTGTGGTACTCTCCTTTAATGTGATCTTGCCAGATTTCTTTGACATATGCTACCCATGGTTTGTTTTTACTACGCCATAATACTACAAAGGATGGTGACCCTTCATTCTCACAGAGATACTCATACACCCATTTGTTGTATAAGCCTGAGAACTCTTTATCACCAACCTTAATTCGGATCATGGATTTACCTGAATCACTGGTAAACTGTTCAACTTCATCTACAATACATGTATAGATGTCAAACAGTTTATCGTCACCGGCAACCCATCGTTTAACTGTTTTAATCAGATTCATTCATTAAACCTTGTTCTGAAGCGGGAATGGTGTATACACGGATGTATTTGGTATTACGAGTTTCAAAGTTACCTTGTTCATTAGGGAATACTACAATGTTAGATGTACGAACATCATAACAACTACCTAAATTAGGGTGGTTGTGTACGTAGGGTAAGTGAGCTACATAAAAGATAGGGCTGGTTTCATCATAACGCACCCATTCCCGGATACGTAGTTCGCCTTCATATTTTACTTCTGGTTTCATTTAAGTTCTCCTAGTTTGCCAATGATAGTACCGTCACGAAGTAAGATTTGTAGGCATCGTGAGTACCAGATAACTTTGCCTAATTCTTGTTGTTCAGAGTCTTTCTTACCCATACGCATCATGTATTTGTAAATTTGACCTATTAAATGAGCTTTGAGACCGTCATAACCTAAGATAAACTCCATACATTCAATGTATTGGTAATTACCAATGATACCTTGGTAATGTGATGGGTTAATAGCGTATGCAATATCAGATTTCATAGTACCGTTTAGACCTTTATTAAGTTTAGAGTTGGGGTATAGATAGTTGTTAGGGAATTCATCCATATCTTTGTTGTATTGTTTAGCCATAGCATTAGACCAGACAGGTGTCATTGTGTCAAAGAAATCATTACTTGCAGCTGAGACTGTTGCATCAGTAAACATCGCCATTTTCCTTAATTTTAGTATCTTCATAGGGTGCAGCCACGCGGCGGTAGAATTCAAGTTTAGCACCTTCTAATGCACCTACAATGTCGTTGATAGACTGGTAGCAAGGTTTGCAATTGTAGTAATCTTTAATTAATAGTGTAATTAAGAAGTTTAGTTCGCCTGAGTTTACTGGTTCTCGAATACAATCAGGGTTATGTAGTTGTTCACGGTCAAATTGTTTAATATAAGGCATTTTAGATATGGATTTTAGGTTTACGGAATAGTTGGGCTGTTACTGCGAATGACGCAATAAATAGGATTGTAGTCCAGATGATAACAAACATTAATCACTTTCAAAATTAATTTCTACAGTAGGATTACCCATTAAACAATCTTCAAACTTGATATCTGTACTACTGATTTCGAGATTATATTTTTCTTCAATCATAGCTACGATAGCCATTCTAACTTCGAAGTTGTTAAGTAATAATTTCATAGGTATTCCTCAATAATAGTCTCACAAGCTTTGTCTACAGTTGAACGCCATTCAGTGACAAGTGACTCAAAGAATGGGTGGATAGTAGAAGCGTCTTCTTTAAAAGCCACAACAGGTTTACGTAGCACATATGAAGCATAGAATACTTCCATAGCTGTACCATGTTTGGCTACAGTAGGGTTATCTAGGTTAACTAGGATAATATCAGACTCTTGGATATCTCGAAGGTCTAGTTCGAAGATACGCTTCATGTATCGCTTATCGAAGTTATGCACTCTGCGGGTCGGGTCTAATACTTTAATAGTTTCACCATCATAGTATTTGTTGTATTGCTTAAACATGCTGGTAGCTATATTACGCCAGCCATTAGCTTCTTCTACGGATACATGCTCCATAGGTCCAGCTAGGTAGATAGTTCGTTGTTTCATAATTCACCTAGAACTTTCATATTGTTAGCAGTGTACCACAAACCACCTTGTGATTCAGGACGTTGGTGTTCAGTGTAGTCATCAATTTTAACTACACACCATACACGATCTTTCTTAGATAGATGTGGTGCAGTTGGTTTAGCACAACAATGCCAACCGGGTCTTACAGCAAAGCCTTTAGTGGGATGAGACTCTGCTTGTAACCATAGACCTGTATTAATTTTTAGTTTACGGTTAATAAACAGAGGGCCATAGGTACCGTCTTTACGTTTACGGAAAAGTTTATAAGCAATCATACAAATACCTCATCTAAAAATACTTCAAGGTGTTCTGGTGTGTAGCCTAGGTAAGCATCAGCCTCATAATAAGCTTCTGCTTCTGTGTCAGCATATACAAAGAAATTTTTAATAGACGATACAACGTAATATTGGTTCATTTAATTTTCTTCTTCCAAACGTGATAAGAATTGTTCGTAGGCTTCTATTTCATCTTCGTAAAAGTCAACAGCTAGACTTCTGGGTATGTTATAAAAGTTCATTACAAACTCTATGGCTTTTTCTCTCATTTGAAACTTACTTTATACCAGATGAAATAGACAACAACAATAGCTAGTAGGCCGATCATTGGGCCATTTTCCATAGACCAATGTTACCTACAGCATAACCAAAGTAACAGATACTCATTCCCATGTTTCCTTTAAAAGCTTGTTCAATGCAGATGTATGCGTAGATACATCCTGTTAGTACAATAAGCCAGCTGCTCATACGGGTACATAGTGAGGCTCACCACCTGAAAATGTTTTAACAGGACGAACAATATTGACATCAGTCCATGCTGCAATATGAATTAGTTCATCACCGTAGTAGCATACAGAGTACATACCGTCAATATGGTCAAATAGATATATTAGTTGACGATCATCATCTTGGATACTGAAGTAGGTGTTACGGGGTAGTTCATAGAGTTTCATGTGTTCTTTTCTTTGAGTTTGGCTTCGATGGCTTGAACAACCATCTCAACGTGGTGAGGTGGAATGACAAACAACTCCAACATGTGCTTCATTTCCTCATTCGTCAGCCCAACCCATTGCCGCTGTGCTGCAGGTGGGGTGGTTGGAACAACGCGCCAGCCTTGCTCATGAAAACCAAGTAGCCCCTCAACTGTTGGCTTGTATCCTTCAAGACGCGCCCACCCGCGAATTGCATTTTTCTCGGTGGCGACAATTTTTCCAGTTGGGTCAACGACATTCCACGCCACAGGCTCCTGCTGTGCTGGCTGCTCTGCCAGTGCTTTTCGCAGGGCGGTAATGGCTGCTGTTCTTGCGTCATAATCTCTCTCGGTTTGGCCCCATCCGTAATACTGGACATTTTCCAACGCCTCCAGCGCCAGCTTCATTGCTTCGTCTTTGGTCATACATCACCTTTTTGGTAAGGACGATAGATATACAAAGAACATTGCTTAGAAGAACAGTTAGTAATATCAGCACGGATATCACCGACACAGTTATTGCAGAAGTTTTTAATGGCTTGCATTGGTGATGTTTTCTTTTGAGCTTTCTTCAGAGCTTGTTCTTCAAGCCATGCTTCTAAAAATTTACCGCCTTTCTTTTCAGCATAAGCTTTTTCTTTACGCCATTGTTCAAGAGCTAATTTACCTTTAGCCAGTACTTCGGGATTCATTACTCGTTTTTGCTTTAAGCCTTTGGGAGAGAGTGTTTGCATAGTCATGTGCTTCATCATAGTTAAGAAAACAAATAGCGTCATTGTGGCTTATTTCACGACCAGCTACACAGTAGTATGGACGATCATAACCTTGTCGGATAAATACAATATAGTCGTTAGTATCTAAAGTCTTCATTCATAATTTCCTTAATGTTTTCCCAGAAATATTCTTCAACAGTTTCCCAATCAACAATATCACTTACGTCATTACCGTTATAGGTTACGTATTCAATTTCTAGTGTATCGTCTTCGGGTGGTTCTTCACGGCTACCTTTGTAACCAGCAAAGTATTCGGCTTGTACTTCAATACAACCGTTAAAATAAGGCATTGTAAAGTTCATTGTAGTACCATTAAGATCATGTTAATACCTTGGACTAATTGCATTTGAGCCATTGGGTTTAGTTCTTGCCAAGGTTTGCTGTTAGGGAAGTGTTTACGGATAGCTTCATAGAACCTTTCTACATCACTCATTCTTTAGCAACCATTTGTTAGAGATAGCTTTAAAGGACAGTTCAGGGTTGTTAATGTTTTTGAACACTAAACCTTCACGTTGTGTTTTTGGATTAAGTACTGAAGCACCTTCTGCAAAGATAAGTAGTTCAGATACTGTGGTCATACCTGTTGTAAGGTAGTCGGCAAAGACTGGTGTATGTTGGATACCTAATGATTTACATAGTGATAATCTTTGTTCAGTTGAGTAGTATTGTTGTGCTTGAATATCCCAGATATCAAAGCAGAAGAATGTTGGCTCAGACATATTGTAGCTGTTACCCTGAATACCTGGGCCTAGTAGTTCACCTTGGAGTGCTACATTTAGATTGTAATTAGATAGCTTTTCAAATAGCTTTTCATGCCACGCTGTTTTAACAAAAGCGTTATCAAGGTCATCTACTTTTAATTCCCAGTTACGACTACATACACCAATACGACTGCTACCGTCTCCATTGGTTGTACGGAATACAGTCATTGATGAGCCATCAAGTTTCTCCGTGACTTCCCATAGGCTTTCACCTAGCTTTTCAACAGTACGTAAGCAGTTTTGGATACGCTCTTGGTCAGTTTTAGGGATAAACTGAGGGAAGTTACCGGCCATTTTACCTGTTAGTTGTGCTGGGATAGTTGGTTCCCATTTGAGGATGTTTAGGTATTCAGTTACATCAGTACCTTCAATTGGGTTTTCAAAGTCATGTGTTAGTACTGATTCCCTTGGTAGTGCTAAACCTTGACTAATTTGACCTTTAAGTTTAATAGTACGTAGACGCTCACCTTTGACACCTTGATATTCACGAGGTTCTTTACCTTTAGATAGAAATGGGGCTAGTTCTGTGGGAATCCATGAGTCAATTTCAAAGTAGACGCATAGATCACCTACATTGAATTCACCTTTCTTAATAACAACTTCCCAACCATCAATGACAGCAACCTCAATTAAGTCAGCGTTTTTAATGGGTTTTAGGTGGGAGATAACACGAATAGTGGCTAGTTTACGATCAGACATGGATAATTCCTACAACTTGTTTAATAGTTTTGATGCTATCACGAATAGCTTTGAGTTTACGTTTGGTTTGTCGGGCTAATTCTTTATGATGGTTCAGATCATAGAAAGCTGCTTCAACATACGGGTTGTTCTTTTTAGCTGGATCACAGATATCCCATAGGTGGGCAATTTCTGCTTTGTGGAATAACAGATTTTCTTCTTGAGTATGAAGTTCTGCACGAAGAATGTTTAGGATAATTTGTTTGTTCATTTTAGTCTTTCGAAATAAAAAGCCCTATAACAGACCTTTTCAGGACTGCTATGGGCTATATTTATAAGGGATAATTATCTAGTCAGAAATCGTCATTAGACGTATTTGCTTGAGCACCAGAGTTACCACCTTCATCATCAAAGTCTACAAAGTTATCAGACTTACGTTCGTATTTAACAAGGTTTGTAACTTGTACTTTGGTCAACATTGTTGTTGTACCTGACTTGGTTACTTTACCGTTAGGAGCTTTAATTTCGTAAGGACGCTGGAACACAATAATGTTACCAGTAGAACCGTTACCAATAAGCTTGCTGTCTAGTGGTTGTTTGTTGGCATCTACTACGCCAATTTTAGCTGCTTCAGTACCGTCAGCTTTAAGAGCTTTCTTTTTGAGAGCTACTGCGACTGTACCTTTGTCAAAACCTTCTTTGACTTTACCAAATGAGGCAATTTCAGCTTCACGCTTTTTGGGTACTTGAATGGTCAATTCCCATTGGAGTGTGCCAAATGGATCAACTGGTTTGTCTAGTTTAGCCCAGTATAATTGGACATCACGGACAATAGTGTTGAAGCCTTCGGTTTGGTTGTTGTTTGTAGTCATGGTTTTATTTCCTTTTGGATTGATTGAAAGTTGTTTAATAAATGAGAGAGTATTATCAGTATTATACGGCACTATTATTTGTTAGTAGCAATATAGAGAGCAATACGAGTAGCAATAGGTAGCTCAGTCTGGCGATAAGATTCTTCTTCGTTAGTTTTTAGTTGTACACCTAAGGCAGTCAGTAAGGTAGATGCTTGGGCAATTTCACTACGGGCTGTATCACGAGCTTCAGAAGCCCATTTGTAGTTGGTCTTTTGTGAATCTAACTCTTTTTCAAGTGTTTTAATTTGTTCTTTAAGTGCTTTGTTGTTTTCATACAAAGCTTTTACTTCTTTTTGGTCTAGTGTAATGGCAATAGTCTCGAGATCTGTACCGAAAATTTCAATTTGGATAGATGTTGTCATGAGTTGGTACCTATTAGAAGAACTTTTGTTAAAGGAAAGAAAATGAAGAAAAACAATGTTAGAGTAGCACACCCTAACTCGCTGGCTAATCTTAAGGTTATTACTAACAAAGATATGGCAAAGGCTTATCAAGCTAAATCAGTTGAAAGCCGTAACCGCAACAACGAAGCTATTAAAGCTTTGACTGAAGAGTTTAACTGTAGTGCTGAGGTAGTTAAGAAGGTTTTGGCATCTGTCGATATTAAAGCCTTAGATGTTATTAAGATGAGTATGATGGATGCCCTATCAAAGCAGAACTATGAAGATGCCAGTAGGTATGCATCACAATTAGCTGAGTACGAAGCACCTAAACTATCACGACTTGAACAGACAAATGTTTCTAAAGTAGAAGATTTGACTGATGAAGAACTTAAAGAAATTCTTAAGAAAGAAGGGTTGTCTTAAGATAAATTGACCACGTAATGTGGTCTTTTTATTTGCTCTTAGTATTCTCTATTAGGTACCGACTAGGTAGACGACCCATGTATGTCACATATGGATCATCAGTCAGTGAGAACATACCACCATTAACTGGATTGTAGTACAAGCCATTAGGCGTATCCCAATTAGCTCGTAGTGACCAGATAAATGGCTCTTGTAGAGGTGTTAGAGTTAAGGTCATTTGGACTCATTTTCAATTAGGTATGTGAACGCTTTGAATAGTAGTTCTTTTTGGTCTTTGAAATCACCTAACCCTGTATTACATTTTGAGCATAGTATACCTCTAATTTTATTAGTTTTGTGACAATGATCAACAACGGCTGTGTTGTTTTTGAATTGACCTCTACCTTCAGCTATCTGTATTTCGGTATTACAAATTTTACATTTGTGGTTTTGTTCTTCTAACATTTTGTTTCTGTCAGGAGTTCTGATGCGGTAGTTGACCCATAGGTGGGTGCATGATCTACACATGTGACCTAGCTTTGCGCTTTTTGGGGCGGGTCTGTTGCAGTTTTCAATTGCACATTTTTCTTGTTTTTCTTTAGGTACTGGTCCACGTTTTGGTTTAAGTATGATATATCTCCTTGATTCCTGCTTGTTTTAAGGCAAATGCACATATTTTGCATGGTTTTGCTAGTAGTGGGTTGTTGTTTTTTCCATACCGGAATATATGGATAGAGTGTGCTTTAGATAAGTCTTTGCATTTTACTATTGCATGTATTTCGGCATGCAAAAATACTTTTTCAGGTAGTCCTACTTTCTTGGCACATTCAGCTTGGTATGGATGAGTCTTGATATAGTTGTTTTGACCTATACTTAAGACGTTATCTTTTCTATCTTTGATAATAGCTGTGATATATTGTTCACTGGACATATTGTTCCATCTACATTGAGTGTTCCTATTTTTTTGGCTTTTCTGCGATCAAAGATACATTGAGTTTCACCTTTGATAACTGTTTTTGTGGGTACAATAAGTACTCGGATTTTAAAGCCTTTAGGATGTTTATGGAAGTCTCTTTTATACCACCATTTGAAGATATCTTCTTTACGGGTACAACCACACCACCATGGCCATGTTGCTTTCCATGTTTCAACATTATCATTTAGAGGTGTAGGTAGCTTATGCCAGTGACTGTCAGGTACTTTGGATGGTCTACCATTATATGGATCTTTTGTACATTCACCACGATAGACAACAGTATAACCTTTAGGTGCCTTTATTACTCTCATTTTGTTCCTCTTGGATACGATATCTATTAGGTATAAACTTCTTAACACCTAATAGCTTACCATGAAGAAAGGTCTTTTGGATACCAGTCTCTGGGTCATATACTACCCTGATCTCTGACTGTACCTTAGCTTTAATTCTCTTAATAAGGTCAAAGTAGACTGTAGTCATAGATCTCCTTTCAAGAATATATGTTGAAGAATGTATCCTAGTAACCCTAGGAAGAGGAATAGATAGAAGAAGATCATATGTGTATCTCTTTGTTGTTCTCTGGTTTAACAGATAGATTAATTAGGTACCTTAGTTAAAGTACCTATATTAATATATCTATATAATAGTTACCGGAGGAGAAAATTTTCTATTAGGTACCGGCTAACTAACTTGTTGATTTATAAGGACTTTTCTGTTTCACTACGTTTAAAGGCAGCAGCAGCAAAGTACAATTCAGCCATTAGACTTGAGGTTTTCTCATCGTTAGGGCTTTTATGATTATATTTACCTAACATAGCAACACGATCTACATGCGATGTTTTACCAAGGTTAACTAGGTATTCAACTTCTTCAGGTGTGAATGTAACGACAAGAGACTTAATTTCTTCTTCTACCATACGAGTGGTAATAGTGGTGGTGGTTTTCGATTTCATTATTTACTTTCAGTTTGTGGATTTCTTCATTTCGTTATGGATCTTTTCCATTGTGTCGCTTAGTATATTGGCTTTGTAGCCGTCTGTTGGGTATGCTATTTCGGGTAATGATTCATTATATGACATAGCCCATTTGAATGTTTCAAACTCAGTTTGGGTTTCAAACACTAGTTTAAGTGTAATTGGATTAAATACGTTTTCGAGATATTTAATGGCTTTCATTAGTATGCCCTGTCAAGTTGTTTGTAGAAATGTGTTAATACTGCGTCATATGGGAGGCTTGGAGCACCGTCATCTTTGAGAAGCTCTTCGACACGATGTCCTCGGTTACCTAGCTCAAACAGTGTTTCAGCTTCTTCACGGGACTCAATTACTAGGGTTAGGGTAATAGGAGTGAATATTTCTTTGGGTTCTTGGATGGTGATTTTCATATTAGATTTCCTTTGTGAAGGTTTTGTTGACGGATTTGTCTGGGGAGAACTGTGTGTTAATGACTTCTTTATCAGAGTTTAGTTCGATCATAATATGTGGACCACATGGTTTATATTCTGGGTACTTGAATACCCAGCTATTTATTTCAGTTATTCCATTTGGTTGGGTTTCTTTGTATAGTGCTTTTGTGTGGAAGAATACGAAGGATGTTTTGGGTTTGATACGGTAGTCTTTACCGTCACTGAATGAAGGTGCCATTGATTGATTTTCAATGGGAGATAGACTTACCCATTCATTATTTATAGAGAGGTATTGAACGGTTTCACCGTTGAGCCATGCTTGGATGATTTCTTTGTGTTTCATGATAAGATTTTCTTATTGAGAGTGGTTGATTGATAAGCTTTTTCTAAGTTAGTGATTACTAACTTTGTGTTAGAATTTAAGTTAGTTAGCACTTACTAACTTAGACTTTTGATACCCACACAAAATTCACCACAAAACCGTCACTTTCACGACTGTCTCGCTACAATTGTCATCCAAAGTACATTTGGGCGACTTTTGTTGTGGTATATTCTGTGGGTACAGTTTGTTTAGGTATTGTTCTCCAGAGACTGTCCCCAGAAAACAACCATTTTAGCACATTCTTTAAGCCATTCTGTTACTTTCTCCTGATCTTCTGTGGTTAGTGGGTCACTTCCTAGGTTGTTTGCCAAGAAAATGAGTTCTTCTTTGTCCATTTGGATAGTAAACGTATCACGGTGCTTGGTTAGTTGCATTATATGCTCCTGTTTAGTTACAAAACTTGTGCCTGATCATACACAGCGGTGTATTCCAGTACAATCCCTGGCAGTTCTACCTGTTCGGTCATGTTAGTCAGTGCATTTTGTGTTGCAGAGATAGCGAACATAACAGTGTTGCCAAGAGGATCTGTTGAGGTTAACGATCCACATCCAAACTCTTCAAGAGCTTCTGTGATTTCATCATACGTGTTCATTCCAAACATGTCTGGAATCAGTGGTGTCAAGAGAATGTATTTCATGGTGGTCTTTCAGATATCAGTGGTTGAGAGAATGTGGTTTGTTACTGCAAAGTAGTCAATAGTATCAAAGAATGCAGCATCTTCTGCTGATTCTCTAGACATCTTGCCCTCGTATTCCCTGATAGCAGCACGCTCTTCAAAGAATTCCAAGAGGTTATCGTAGTGGATGTACGGTAAGCGTTGTTTGAGTTTGTTGATCATGTTATCTCCTTGAGTATGATCGGTTATGTATAGCGATATGCTATACCCATAGACATCTCCGAAGAAATGTCTACAGGTATCTATATCTTAGATAGCATCAACAACAGTGTAGAACCAAACGTTAGGATCGTTACCACCAGCAGCAACAAAAGAGATACGTGTCTCTTTATCATATGCTGTTTGGAGACGCTTAGTCAATGCCTTGAGATCAGCTTCATTTGTGATACGATCAATACGGCACTGACGCTTACGGTTATCAGAGCCAGTAGCTTCAATAGACCGAGTCACTTCATTGAAACTCAACTCAACAATAGTCACAGGTAAAGACTTACGATCTTCGCCCATTGGATTGTTGGTGCTGAACTTAACAACAGCTTTAGCAGCGACTTTGAAAGAAGGAGTGAAGGCTTTAGACATAGTAGTTCCTTTTGGTTATGTCAGGTTGATGTAATGCGACATGCACTACCCATAGGATACTTGTTAGTACCCTACAGGTATTACACTCTAGGAGGATCGTATCCGACCCTTAATGAGAGTATTGTACATCTACCAATGAAGGTAGATAAGCAGACAAGTCAGCTTTGTTTGTTGTCTTAAGCAACAGACGACCAGAGCGTTTTGAGTAGACGTAGTACATAAATACCTTTCAAAAGGGAATGTCATTAGACAGGAAAGACTCGGTAATGTCCCAAGAGACAATAATCTTGCCCCGTTGCGGGTCATCACCAGGTTCAAGATCCTGCTCAGGGAAGGGATAGCTATCGTATCGTGGATGGGACGGATAGACACAAACATGACCACGGCCATTAGAGATATAGACTTCAGAATGTGGTGTACTGATGTTACAGTGGTTACTGCAGATCTCACCGTCTTCATTGTAGCCTACGGAGTGACTGACAATTGTATGAGTATCACGGGCTTGCAGTGTATCGCAGCGACCACCAGTATCCTCATAGTAGTTTGTGAACAGAGAACCATCTTCATTGGCAACATGTGTGCCATTAAAGGTTGTAGAGCCAAGCAGGGTTTGGTGGGTTGTCATAGTAATCTCCTTTAGTAATGACGGGTTGTACAGCAAGAGCGCTGTCCACAGGTCACAAAGACCTGCAGACAAAGTTCTTATTCACACACCAACGAGCAGTAAGAACAAAGCAAACACAACACACCCAACAGATACAGAGGCCACAACCCCCAAGCAACAGCGGCCACGGTACACAGCAGAGAGCACAAAAACAACAGACCAGAAACAAACAGACCAAACATAGCAACCTCCAAAGGACAAACAAGATTAGCGAGCAGACACGGCACAGAAGTAACCGGGGCAAGGCAGACCCGAACGACCAGGAGCACACCACAGGTCCACGGCAACACCAGAGCCACGAGCAACACGAAGAGCCGCAACCAAGGACACAGCAGCAGCAGAGCCACGACCACCAAGGGCAGACCACAGGCAACGGAACGAGCGACCACCAACAACACACACCACACCACGAGGGTCAGCGGCAGAGACAGCAGACACAACACCGGAAGCAGCAGGAACAAAAGCCGAAGACGACACCGAGCGACCAGCCACAACAACAGAAGCAGGAACACCAGCACCAGAAGCAAGAGGACAACCATCCGCAGCAGCCACCACAGAGGCAAGCGAAGCAGAGCCAGAGGGCGGAACACCACCACCAACAGACAACCAAGCCAAAGCAACAGCAGGAGAAGCCAAAACAAAAGCAGACCAAGCAGCCGGACCAGCAGCAGCGGCAGAAGACGCAGCAGCAGCAGCAGAAGGCGACAACAAAGCGGACAAGCGAGAGAGAACAGCAGAAGACATAACAAACCCCAAAGAGCGCAAACAAGGAAAGCCGACAAGCACCGCGCCAAGCACGAGCCGACAGGAGAGGACGAGCACGCCCGACCAGCGAGCGCAGCACCACCAGCGGAAGCAGGGGGCCACGAAAGCAGGAAGGGGCGAACCCAAACCAACACTTGATTCTTTTAGACACACAAAGAAAGAGTCTAAAATAAACCTAGGGTACCCACAAAACATTTCTCACAAGTACAGGGCTCGCAGAACCCTGCTCCCCCTTCTCGCAACAAAAATTATTCCAATAATATCCCACAAATAACGTAATCCAAATACTACTCTTTCAATACGTAATAATAATTAGTCGGTTCCTAATAGGGAAATAACATTTTTAGGTTAATGTATATTAATCTAATCTAAGGACACACAGTGGTAACAAACAAACAAAAACTAGAAGCTTTAAGAGAGCTTCAAAAACGACAGAAGCTGGAACAATACAGAACTAACTTTGAACTATTTGCAAAAGAACAAATTAAAATTTTACCCAAAGACAGTTCTCAAGGATTTAAATATTTTGAGTTTAATGAGGCTCAAAAAATTGTTAATGCTAAAATTGAAGAACAACTAAAAGAGACAGGTAGGGTAAGAGCTATTATTCTTAAGGCTCGCCAGATGGGTTTAAGTACCTACACAACCGCTCGTGTATTCTGGAAGAGTTACTTTAATGCCTATAACAAGTCTGTTGTTATGGCGCATGATGCGGCTACGTCAGATGCTCTGTTTAGTATGTCCAGAAATACTATTTCAAACATGGATGATACTTTCAGACCTGCATTTAAGAAGTCTAACGCCAAAGAGATTATGTTTGAACATAACGACTCAGGATACAGACTATACACAGCGGGTGCTCCAGAGGCGGGTAGAGGTACAACACCTACTATTGCTCACTTATCTGAGGTAGCTTTCTGGACACATGATGAAAAGATTCTTGCTGGACTATTCCAGGGTATTTCTCAGGCTAAAGGTACCGAGGTTATTCTTGAGAGTACAGCTAACGGCGTAGGTAATGCTTTTCACAGATTGTGGAAGGGTGCTGTTGCCGGGGAGAACGAATACATTGCTATTTTCGTACCATGGTTCTTAATGCCAGAGTACCGAAGAGAAATTCTTAATGGTACTGTATTTGAAAGAACCCCTGAAGAAGAAGTATTAGTCACAAGGTTTAACCTAGACAACGAACAATTATATTGGAGACGATTAAAGATAGCTGAGGGAGGTTTGGATAAATTCAAACAAGAGTATCCGGCTACACCTGAAGAAGCATTTATTGTTTCAGGATCTAACGTCTTTAATATTGAAAAACTTTCTGCTTTAGTTCCTCAACCCATTCTTAAACAAATGGAGTTTAGTTTTGAAGCTATGATGATGGAAGAGAAACCAAGAGGTTCTATTGAGATCTTTAAGTTTCCTACCTTTGAAGACTCCTTTGTTATTGGTGCTGACGTATCCTTAGGGGTAGGTAAAGACTATTCAACTGCAGTAGTAATGAATAATAAAAGGGAGGTTTGCGCTGTATATCGGAACAACACTATTGATCCTAGCCAGTTTGGTGATCTTCTGTTTTACCTTGGCAGGTACTACAACAATGCTCTGCTTGCTGTTGAGTCTAATTCTATGGGTATTGCTACTCTTAACAGGCTAACTCAAATGGGTTATGTCAATATGTATTATCAAACTAAGATGGCTAATGTATCCAAAGAAGAAGGTACACGTATTGGTTGGAGAACTACTTCTGCTTCCAAACCTGCTATTATTGGTTTCTTAAAGAATGCTATTGAACAAGAAGATATCTGGATTCCTTCCAGAGTAATTATTGGGGAACTAATGAATTATGTGGCAGACGATTCTGGAAAGACTAATGCTATTGTTGGGCATAATGATGACACTGTTATTGCTTTGGCCATTGCCTTAGAAGTTGTCAGAACTCACGGTGATAAAGTAACAACAAACAATGTACCGTTTACACAACGTATGGGTTCATTGCAACAACTAGAAAGAACATGGTTATTAGGAACGA